TTTGCTGCAAGTGTTTGGACAACTGACATCACTGGTGTTGCGTCAAGCCCGACTGGCCCTCAAACGCTCCATTGGTCGGATGCAGCATCTGATCCAATTGGTGACATTCGTAATGCCATTACGACTGTGGAGGAATCCACTGGGTTCACCCCAAACACTTTGACTGTTGGCAAGCGCGTGTTTGACGCACTGGAAGATCATCCTGACATCGTTGACCGGATCAAGTATTCGGGCATGACGGGTCGCGAAGGTTCGCCAGCGCGGGTCAATGCAAACACACTGGCTCAGCTTTTCTCGCTCGAAAACGTGCGTGTTATGCGCGCAATCGAGAACACCGCAACCGAAGGTGCTACAAACTCGCACTCCTTCATCGGTGGCAAGAAAGCACTGCTGTCCTACACGCCTGCCCGTGCAGGACGGATGACCCCATCTGCGGGCTATACGTTCACATGGGACGGCTATGTGGCTGGTGCAAATGAGATGGGTTTTGCAACTTCTCGTTTTGACATTGACACAATCAAAGCGACCCGTGTTGAAGGCGAAATGGCTTTTGACCAGAAACTCATCGCTGCTGACCTGGGCTACTTCTTCAACTCCATCGTCGCATAAGAAGCTCATGATTTAGTGAAACGATAAAGCCCCGGCATCTGTCGGGGCTTTTCGTTTTTGAGGAAGTGGAGTAGCATCACGCTACCAACAAAGGAGAACAGTATGGCACACCTAAAACCACGGGCGGTTTTTGACCCCAAGCAAGACCTGACCACGTTGAAGACATTTCGTGCGGCCGGTCGGAGATTTACGCCAGGTATGAACTTCAATTGGCGACAACTGGGTCTGACACAGCGTCGAGTTCAGCAGATGTATGAGGGAAGTTTTCTCGCGATGGAATCCAGTGTTTCGGAGAATGCAAACGCCGATGATTTCGATTTTGACTTTGGTATTGCCAAGCCGGAAGCCGAAGAGGCACCAGCGGAGTCACTTGAAGATCACACAGTGGCCGAGCTGCGCGAAATTGCAGCGAACATGGGCATAGAGGATCTCCCACGGAAAAAAGCGGAAATCATCCAAACCATCAATGCCGCAAATGTGTGAGAAGGTTGAGTTGATGGATGAGCTCAGCCAAGAAGAGTTTTTCAAGTATGAGAAAATGTGGGCCGTGCGCGGGTATCGCGCACGTAGTCCGGGTGAAAGATCTCTCGGTGAGTTTCTGCAGATGGCTGACATGCCAACGGCCAGCACCATACTGGACTTTGGAGTTGGTTGCGGTCGACCGGCCTATGCATTGCAGCAAAAGGGGTTTCGCGTAACGGGGATTGATCTGACGCAAACCTGTCTTGATCCGGATATTTTGTACAAGCTGAACTTTGTCAAAGCCAGTTTGTGGGAACTCCCATCGGATCTGACGGGTGACTACGGGTATTGCACCGATGTCATGGAGCATATCCCGCCAGAAAAGGTTGATGCTGTTCTGGCTGAGCAGGTGCGAACATGCAAGGTGGGCTGCTTCTATCAGATTGCCACTTTTCATGATTCATTCGGGCGCAAGATCAACGAGATCCTTCACCTGACTATTGAGAATGCAGATTGGTGGGAAGACAAGCTGAAAGCGCATTGGCCGAACGTCGAGCGGGGGACCAGTGAACGTCGGTCGCCACGCTTCTGGTGCTACAAGTAATCTATATGAGGTGGCGAAATGACTTGGTCATATGATGAAACGAACATCGACACGACGACCGCAAGTGGACGTCGCAATGCCGTTCGCCTCCTCGTACAGGATACCGATGACAATGACATGCTGCTGCAGAATGAAGAGCTTGATTTCTGCATTCTTGAGGCAGGCAACAATGTTTATGTGGCAGCCGCAACAGCCTGTGAAATGCTATCAGCCAAGTTCACCCGATATGGCGATACAGCGATCGATGAAACTGGCATCCAGGCGAAATACTCGGATGTAGCCAAAGCGTTTTCTGATCGGGCGCGCAAGCTACGGGAATCATCACGCAGGTTCACCGCAGGGCTGGGTACACCCTTGGCCGGAGGCATCAGTCGCTCGGCCATGAGTACGGTGTATGCGGACACAGATCGGCTAGATCCAGCGTTCAAGACACGGCAGTTCGCCAACCCTCCTCTGGGGGATGATGACGAGGGGCTGTCAAACCAGTGACACCAGAACTAGGCAAAATTGAACAGGTGGACAGGCACGGCCCCGCATTCATTGTCGGCGGCGGTGATTCATTGCGGGATTTTGACTTCTCGCTTTTGAAGGGTCGAGCCACCTATGGCGCCAACGATGCGGCCATAAAACTAAAAACAGACGTGTTTGTCACGATAGATCGAAATTATTACAAAAACCGAACCGAAGACATCAAGCAGTTCGTCAAGGGTGGTGGGACGGCCTACGTCGCGATGGACCGAGCGCATGTCTATGAAGAGCTCATCGACGGTGTGACCTACCTGCATCGCACCCGCGGCACAGGTATGAGCCTGCAGCCTGATGTTTTGTACGGGCTGAACTCCGGATATGCGACACTGAATGCCGCTCTTCTGGAAGGGCGAAAGGAGATCATTCTCCTCGGTTTTGATATGCACCACAAATCTGGCAAATCCCATTGGTTTGATGGATATTCATGGCACCGAAACAAAGGCGATCGTTTGGTACGCCGATGGGCTGGAGCATTCACTGAGGCTGTTGAAGATCTACGAGCGAATGGCGTTCAGGTGGTCAACTGCGTCGGACCACTGGGTTCCACTGTGACGGCATTCCCCACGATGGATATTGCTGACCTGCAAGAGAGGCTCCAACCATGACCCTCGGTGCTGTACTCAAAGGAAACTGGGATCGCCTGCTGCAGATGCACGGGTATGAGCTTATGCTCCGCCGAGAGCAGCAAGGGACATATAATCCGGCGACAGGCAGTGTTGCGACAACCGATGCTGCTGAAAAGATCATGGGCTTCTTTGCCGCAGACAAAAATACCACGGAAGAAGACACCCGAATTGAGCGGGGCAAACGGAAAGCTATCCTAAGCTCATCCCGAAGTGATGGACACGCGCTGACCCGAACGCCAGTCACCGGGGACATTATTCTGGATGGGACGGAACAGTTTTCCGTCACGCATGTTCGCAAGATAAGATCAGGGGCGACGGTTGTTGGATATATCTGTAAGGTGGCAGAATGACGACGCTGATTAAGATAAAATGGAACCTCGGTCCCATGCTTGACAAAGTGCGAAAATCCAGTCGACAGCTGGAGACTGAAATTGTGCGCGAAACTGGCCGAGAGCTTATTCGCCGCACTCCGGTACAAACTGGCACGTTGCGGGGTTCTTGGGACATCGGTCTGGGGAACGCATCTCTGCGCCGCTTGGTATATCGTGCGTCTTTCGGGTATCCGGCAGATCCGGATGGTGCCGAAACACTCGCCAGGATCATGAAGAAAGAAGGCACCCGCCGTCCCGGCCAGAATGTATCCTTCCAGAACCGTGCGCAATATGCTGATATTCTTGAGCAACGCGGCAGCCGCCAGAAGACGGGCCCCAGAGGAACCCGTGGAGGCTTCATGGTCGCCAAGACGAGCGCCAACTGGCATAACGTGGTTCGACGTGCCAGAGCACGGGTTAAGGATCTCTGATGGGCGCATTCACTGAAATAAGAGCAGCACTTGAATCCGAGATTGGCAACATCACAGGCATTCCGGCTGCTACCCAACGTGCTTGGGAGAACGCTCGATTCGAACCCACTGTAGGCATACCTTGGGTGCAGATGCAGCTTGAACCGCTTGAACAGCGGCCTGCTGTGCGTGGCAGCAGCCCACAGATGTTGTATGAGGGCTTGTTTGTTGTCACCGTGTTCTATCCACAGAAGGAGGGTCCAGCCGCCGCTGAAACACTCGCAGACGCTGTCAGATCAGCGTTCACAGTAGACGATACATTTACCGCAGGAACCACCACAGTAAGGATTCGATACGCCGAAAGAGACTCTGGCTTCTCAGATGGCCCTTGGTTTGGTATTCCTATCTTCATCAGCTGGTACACGTACCGGGCAACTTAATAAGGAGGCGTAGCAATGGCTTTCGCACAAGGGGCACAGTCTAGCCTCACATATGTCGTAGAATCGGTTTTCGGTGATGGGGGTGGGGGTACTCCCGCCATGATCGAACTGCCATATAACACTCATTCGCTGGATCTTGTGAAAGCACGACTGCAAACAGCAGAGATCCGCGGCGACCGAATGACCCGCATCGATCGTCATGGCAATCGCAACAACACCGGCGATATCGTGGTGGAGCTTCGTGACAATGATTACGATGATTTCATTGAATCCGCGATGTTCTCCACTTTCAACACAGCCGGCGACATCAAGGTTGGCACTACGCCAAGCACACTCGCAATCGAAGACTGGGCAGCAGACATCGGCCAGTCACGGTTCTTCACAGGCCTTGGTGTGTCGGACATGGCGATCTCCATTGGCGTCAACCAGATGGTCCAGGCGACTTTCTCGATGGTTGGCTCCGACATGGTCCAGGCCGCAACTCGCGTTGATGCTACTCCGACAGCGACTACAGGCGGAGAACCATTCGATGGTTACTCTGGTACGATCACGGAGGGTGGTGGTGCGTCATCCATTATCTCTTCCCTGAACTTCACCCTGTCCAACTCCTTGTCGCCGATCTTCGTTCTGGGTTCGGATGCGGCGCAGCAACTGGAGTACGGTCTGGCGATCGTTGAAGGAACCGTTGAGTTTTACTACCAAGACGCCGATATGATGAACAAGTTTCTGAACGAAACTGAATCGTCA